ATCAAATACCGATAAAGAAGGTCAAAAGTAAGCGCAGGACGGGCGTGTCCCAAGTGTGGATCACCATATACAGTAGGGCCACAAACATACATTCCGACATTCGGAGCAGCTATCGGCTGGAAGCGTTCCTTCTGCCGATGCAGTGTATTATATATAACTAAATTCTGCATTTGTTCAGTTCTTTATCATTAATATTAGGCGCAAATGTACAAAATAAATGAGAAACAAACAAGTAAGACAAGGAAAAAAATACTCATTACACCTAGAATTTATACTTTTTGCCCCGAAAATCATAATATGGTTTTGATTAGGTTGTACAATATATGAGAAGTTTGTAATTTTGTCATGGTACGAACGACACAATAATATCGTTCGATATAAGAGCATATAACTAGTAATCTATAATCTAATTTACAAGCAGAAATCTATTAGCTACGAAAAATACACTAATAGGGAAACAAGTAGAAGTAATTAGTTTCTGCTTCCAAAACTAAATGCCTATGATAGCAAGAGAAAAGGTGTTGACGGAGCTTGCTCGTATGACCAAGCAGCTAAACATCATGGAAAAGAAGCTCTATCGCTTTAGAAGTGAAGGCTTCACCGACATTCCCGAATACTGCTCAGAGCAGAAGAAAAAAATTGAAGACGCAATTTTTCAAGTTCGTCTAATTATCGACGCTTGCCATCTCGATGCAATGGATGTCGAGGAATGGGAAATCTACGATGAGGAAGAGATGGATGATTTCTTAATCTAGCGAAATCTTTGCTCGTTTTCTGTTTACATTCGTTAGGGTTTGTGATTTTGCGTGTGCCACGTATTTTTTGACGTACTTATAGAAAGCAGTGATCCGAAGCACTGCTCAATAAAATTATTCACACCAAAAAAAGGTATTATGATTAAGTACAAGATTACCGCACGCAAAAACCCTCGTGGTGGTGAAGTAAAATACTACGCTTCTGCCATCAGTCCCACTCCAGTGAACCTTCAAAACATTGTAGACCGCGTGTCTGCACGCACCACTCTGACTGGTAGCGATGTGAAGGCAGTCCTTGATGCTCTTGAGTTCGAGATTATCGACTCTCTCTCTCAAGGTAATGTGGTGCGCCTTAACGATTTGGGCTCATTCCGCCCTTCACTTCGAGGAAAGGGTGCTGTAAAGGAAGCAGATTACACAGCCGACCTTATCACCAAGGTAAATGTGGTGTACACGCCTTCTTTGCGCATCAAAAGTGCACTGCGAGTGGGTAAAGGTGGAATGCAATTTTCCAAGGTTGAAGTGTTTGAAACCAAGAAGAAAAAGGCTAAGAAGCCCTCTTCTGAAACTGCACACGAAGGCAGCACTTCGGCTACTGGAGAGCATCACTAGCCATCACCACAGGCTACAAGCCCTCTAACAAGTGTAGCATAGAGGAATGTCTACGCTTGCCGGGGTTTATTAGCTATGGCTAACGAACGGGGTATTATTAAGGCTCCCAATGCAAATCGCATTGGGCGCCTTTTTTGCTAGATGGGACGAAAACAAAAAAACGTGGGAGGTAATGCGATTTTCCTCCCACGTTTTGTGATATTCCGTTAAGCGTTCTTACCAGAGGTTGCGGTCGATGTTTCGTTTTTTGAAACTGATGAAGCAGGTCATTGGCTCTGGCTCTGGCTCTGGCTCTGTTTCTGTTTTGTCCTCATGACCAACTAGTTCGTCTCTAGGTTGATGTTGTGGAACTCTGCGCTCCTTCTCACCTGCTCCAAAGAGCATTATTTGAAGCAAGAGGTCAGACTTGATGTTTCCGTCTTTGTCTGTAATCATGCGTACATATTGAGCGATTATAGCACGTAGTAGCAAACTGCGGTCTACTTTTAGATCATCGCAAATCTGCCCAATAGCATCAAGTGTATCATGGTCTAGACGAACTGTGATGTGTTTTCGAGCCGCTTTGTGTTGTTGTATCATAAATATTTGACTTTATTCTCGTTGAAATTAACTCAAATTTACCCTAAAACTACGTATCCTTCATCGAGCCGAGCGAAGGCGAAGGCGAGCAATAAAGGGGCTGAGCCCCCGCGGAGAGCTTCTGCTGAGCCAAAGAGTTTGCCGTAGATTTCTTCGGCTATCATGCCGTTGGCAGAGGCATAAGCCTTGACCGTGCCATCGAGGTTGGTCAAAAAGCTCTGAAAGCCCCCTGCTGCCTTGATGGCTGCTGCGTCAAACTGAATGCCCATGGCTTGTGCCATCTCGGTGGCTTCGGAGCTAGGCTTGACCAGCGCGGTGAAGATGGCAGCCATCTGCGTACTCACCTCGTTGGTGTTGCCCGACACCCCAGTGAGGGTGGCAAAGCTCGCCATGAGCTCATCGACAGTGACTCCCAGCGTGGCAGCATTACCCGTGACGCGTGGGAGAGCTTGGGCAAGCTGCTCAAAGGAGGTGACACCATTTTTGGCGGTGGTCTGTATCTTGTCTTGCAGGGCTGCAGCTTCGCTCCACTCCAAGCCGTAGTTTTTGATGAGGGTGGAGGTGACGGTGACCGTCTGCCCGAGGTCGGCAATACCCCCGACGGCAGACTTCGACGACTGCTCGAGGAAGGCAATCCAGTTGTCTTTGGGCACACCATTGGAGATGACCTGATAGAGCCCCGATGCCAGCTCCTCCTTGGCAAGGGGGATGGTGTTGGCGAGCTCTTCCACTTGCCCCGTGAGCAGTGAAAGCCCCTCTTTGCTCTCTCCAGCCATGGTGTTGACAGCTCTCATCCCCTTGTCGAAGGCGTTGAAGTCTTGGGCAATGCCCGAGATGACATCTTGCAGACGCCCCACCACCTCTATGGAGGAGTTGAGGGCGAGGGCAAAGCTGCCCATGTTGGAGAGAGAGGAGGTGGCTCTTTGCGCCACATCGGGTATGTCCCCGATGGCTTTGCGCAGCTCCTCGGTGCTAGCCGTGACAGAGTGCAGGACCTTTTGCCCATTGCTCTCTATCTCGACGCGAAATTTCACGGTTTTGTCCATGGGGATGGTAGAGGTTAGACGTTAGAGATTAGACGTTAGACATTAGACATTAGACGTTAGACATTGTCGGACATTCCATATCGCTCAAGGGCAGCTTCGTAGCGTGCTTTGCGCTCTTGTGGCGAGAGTTGGGGCTCGCTGGGGAGCTGCTCCTTGTCCCAAGGCAGGGGGAGGACCTCTGTAGGGGTGAGCGATTGGGTGGAGTGTGGCTGGAGCGTGCAGAGTGCGAGGATGCGTGTTTGTTCCCACGAGGTGCGCTGCTGCTGTTGTTGGTGTTGCGTCCATGCGGTGTGTGCAGCGTGAAACTCCGTGGGTGTGCATCCCTCAAAATCGGAGCGCGCCATGCCCATGGCTCCAAGTGCAATGCCTAGCAGTTGGTCTATGTCTAGGTTTCGGGTGTCTCGGTTTGAGGTGTCTCGGTTTGAGGTGTCTCGGTTTGAGGTGTCTCGGTTTCGGGTGTCTCGGTTTTGGGTGTCTCTTTTTTTTCGCTGTCGGTTGCCGTGCTAGCCATGTCGGCATAGAAGTTTTGCATGTCGCTGGGAGCGAGGAGGTCGGCAAACGTCAGGAAGTCGATGTTGCACTCCACTTTGTCGGCATTGCATGCAGAGAGTAGGCAGCAGTGGAGGAAGAGGAGGTTGTCGGCAGTGTCTGTGGCATCGAGCTGTGAGGCGTCGCGCCCTGTTTCGCGTTTGAATCGGACAAATGCGCCCATGGTGACACGGCAAGGATAGGTCTTGCCATCAAGAATGAGAGTATTCATATAGCTTTTAGAGATTAGATGTTAGACGTTATGCTGAATGGGTGTCAGAGGATTCAGGTGTGGATGCAAGTGTGGATGCAGCACTGGCTACTGTTGCTGTGCGCTCTTGTTTGGCAGCGAGGGTCTCAGGTACTACGGCTCCAGAGTTTTCGAACGTGAGGGAGTATTTGGCGTCATCTCCAGCAGGTGCATCGAGGTCGAGAGAGGTGATGATGTAAGTGCCAGAGTAGGCAGCGGTTTCTCCCATGAAGCAGTAGGTGAGCTTGACGGGCGTGCCTTCCAGCATGAGTTTCTTGAGGTCGGCATAGGGCGTGCGAGAGCCTGTCACTTCAAATCCCTCAGTGGTGATTTGCTCGGAGACAGATTTGACGTATTTTTCTTTGAATCGTCCCTCGCCACGCTCCTTGGTGACGCGCTCGCCCGTCTCGGTCGAGTTGGAGATTTTGCACGTGGCGGAGTAGCCCATGGGCTTGCCATTGAGCGAGAGGATGAGGTCAGTGCCTAGTTTGTAGTCAGACATGGTTGTAGGGTTTAGACGTTAGAGATTAGACGTTAGAGCCAGCTAAACAGATGGCTGCGGATGGCGATGTAGTAGAGCAGCACTGCCACAAGTGCGATGCCAAGCACGAGGGCTACCCACCAGCTGCTGGAGGTGCGTTTGACCTCTTGGTGATAGCTCTGTAGGGTCTGCTCTGCCAGCAGGGCATTACGCGCTGCGGTGCGCTGATAGGAGTTGCTGCGCTGCTGATAGTAGGTGACGAGCTGTTGGAGGCTATCGCACGAGGCATCGAGATAGAGCGTGTCGTGCAGGGTGCGGATGGTGACTTGGGCGCGCCCCTTGCGCTGTGTGTAGCTTGCCCCTTGGGGGAGGTCACGGAGGTTGGTCAGCGGAATCGTCATCGAGAGACTGTCCGCTCTCACAGCCTCTCGCCTCACTATGGTCGTCTGTAGGACAGAGTTTGCGGTGCGCAGGCTGTCCGCGTGCTGTGCCACCACTCGGGTGGACGAGCAGGAAGTCGCTGTCACGCGCCTTGAGCTGCTGCAACTCGCTGCGCAGAGGACAAGTGCCGTAATAGCGACACTCCGTAGCGCGACGAATGGTAGCTTCAAGGCGGAGGATGGCGTCGTGGAGTTGGGAGTTATCATGCTGTAGGTTGATGAGTGTGCCTTGCACGTCCTCATACATAGCCTTGTAGGTGTCGTGCACCTCTTTGGCAGTTCGTGCTTGGCGCAGAGTTTTGCTGGTGAGCCACACAATGACCGCTCCCACACTGCCAGTGGGCAAGAGCCATTGTAGAAGCGTGATGAGGGAGTCGATCATTGGTTGCTATACATTAGAGATTAGACGTCTAGAGTATTACCTTGAGCCACGCGCTCACATCGAAGCTGGGGCAAGCCTTTGCTCGATTGAGGTCGCGATGTCCCACGATGCGCACCTTGGGGTGTCGCTTGTGGAACTCGCGGATGTAGCGTGCCATCTCGGAGCGTTGCAGGGCAGTGCGTGTGTCTTTGGGAGTCTTGCCGTCTTTGGCAAGTCCACCCACGTAGACAATGTGGCGCGACACGGAGTTGAAGCCTGCTGCACCATTGGTCAGCTCCCAAGGGTCGACGTTGGCATCCTCATTGTTGTTAACGAGTCGCTCTACGCTGCCATCGAGATGAAACATGTCGGTGTAGCCCACTTGTTTCCAGCCACGCCCACCCTTACTCACGGGGTCGGTGTGCCAATGGCGCAGCTCGGCAGCACTCACCTCCCTCCCCTCGGGAGTGGCGGGGGCGGGGGGGAAGAGACAATTGTGGTCAGGCATCGCGCATTCGGGGTTGTTTGCACTCATGATCACTGCTCCAGCGTCTTGCTTCTTGGGCATGGCGAGGAAGTAGTGGCGGAAGTTGATGAGATTGCGTTGATGTTGTGGGTCTGTCCCAGCCTCGGAGTAATACATCTTGGTAGAGCCCGTGCATTTGAACACGCGCTGCTCAAAGAAGGCAAAAGAGCATTGGAATTCTCCCGTTTCAGCCTTCGCACCTACAGACTTCTTCACGCCAGCCGTGGTGTAGATGGGGTTGAAATCAAACTCATAGAAGTCAAAACCATATTGACGTCCAACTTTAGCATCAGTGCGGTCTATATTGTACTGCTCCTTGAAGCGTTGGTCGGTCTCAAACAAGTCGTTGACGTGGTCGGAACAAAGCACTAGGCGACGACCTACTGCTGGTACACCCAACTTGTCAAGCGCACGCTTAAGATTGATGACGTCTGCCATGACCATCTTGACACGACCTGTCTCTGGGTCTTTTTCGCCAGTGGTCTTAAGCACTGGGGTTTTGGGTGTATGCTTTTGGGCGCAGAAGGCGTGGGCAGCCTTGACGACCTTGGCATTGCTGATAGCAATAGCGTGAGACTCTTTGACACGCGCCATCTTATCATACGAGCTTGCGTACATCTCATCATCGGTGACGGGAGTAGCCTTGGTTTGAAACTTGTCGAGCTTGAGCGCGATATCTCCGTCTTTAAGCTCTTGCACCTCGATGGGATAGGATGTGTTGTTAATGAGTACATCGGGGTCTACACCGACATCTACAAGGTGGATGACATCATTTTCGGCTAAGCTAGAGGCATCGGGGATGCCATCCAGCCAAGTAGCTTCTTCCGAGCGACGGAGTTGCTTCACCAGCTCGCCCGTCCATATTTCGGTGAGTACCCCAGCACGGAGGATGGGATACTTGCTAGCAGGGAGATAGATAGAGAGCAAGATGCTACCTGCAACGGCAAGGATGGCTCCCAAAATGGGGGGGATGCCCAAGAGCAGGGCAATAGTGGCTCCTGCCAAGGTGTTAAGCAGGAGTGCCGTGATGGCTTTTAGGATAACTTTCTGCATAATTTTGTGGTTTTGAGGTTAGACATTAGAGTTCGCAGTCAATACCGTACTCTGCCTTATAGAGTTGCTTGTAGCGGTCGGGGTCGCTCTCACGCAGCTGCATGAGCTCCTCGCTAGGCACATCACTGAGCTTGGCATAGGTCTTGGGCTGGACAGCCTGACCCGAGGAGTTGAGTGTGGCAGAGAGTTTTTCGCGTGGTGACATGGCTTGCAAGGTGGTGCGGAGACTTTCTGCACCGAGAGACTTGCCAAGTTCAATGAAGTGGTCGCGCATCTTCAGCTCGATTTTTTTCTCAGCGACTGCGCCATCAACGAGGGCTTCGACCTCACGCTGGATGACCGCTTCTTTCTCGGCACGGAGGGTTTCGACCTCTGCGCTGGTGGCTTTGATTTCATCGATTTTAGCATAGATAGCCGTTTCGTCTGCCCCTTCGGGCAAGCCCAACTTGAGGGCTAATACTTTGGTGTCCATTTCGGTAGGATAGGTTGATTGAGGTTGGTTAGATTGATTATATAGTGACGGCAGGGGGCATGCTCCGCCTGCCGAGAGGTTGAGTTGCTGTCCTTGATAGTTGAGACGGATGGCATCATCGTTAGCACCGATGTCTACCACGCTCACCTCAGTGAGCTTGCTCTTGGTGATGGTAGCCATGGTCTGACCCTCCACTGCAAGATTGGGGTCATCGCTCCACTCTAAGATGTCGATGCCAACGCTCACCATGCGCAGAGAGCCAAACTCCCATTGCTTTTTGCAGCGTTGGCTAAGCTCGGAGGCTTCATCGAAATTGAGTAGCCCCGTAATCTCTCCATGCTCTCTCCTGAGGTCGGTGACTGTACCGATGACTTGACCACGATAGTGCATCCAGAGCAACACGGGGTTGCGATTATATTGCTCGATGTCCAAGCCATCGGTCAAGACTCTCGTGCCGTAAGAGTTGAGAGAGTCATTGGTCAGTCGGACTCGGTTAGAGGTATTATTTTTGCCCATTGTCTTTTGGTTGATTTGATGATTATGCCCTTTGAGAGCGGTAATTCTGCTGCAATATTACTGCGTTATTTCGACCCTTAAAAATTAAGTTTGCAACCCTTGCACAGATATATGCAACGGTTGCAAACCTTTTTTTTACACCCCACAAAAAAGGGGCAACTTTGCACTATAATCAAGCATTTACAGCGCATGAAAAAAACAGAAAACGATAAGAAAAAGTCGCTTGCTCGCTCGCTCTATCTCTCGGGGATGGAGCAAGCAGAGATAGCGGACAAGATAGGGATGACACGCGTGACCATCTCTCGCTGGTGTTCAGCTGAGGGGTGGAGGGAGCAGCGTGCAGCCAAAAATATCACCCGACCCGAACTCGTCAATAAGCTCCTGCTTACCATAGACAAACTCATAGAGCAAGTACATGAGAGTGACAACCCAACCCTCATCTCTGGACTGGGCGATAAGCTCGCCAAACTAGCCTCCGTCATAGACAAGCTGGATAAAAAGGCAAATGTGGTAGATACCATTGAGTCCTTCATGGCTTTCTCAAATTGGCTAGTATTCCGCTCACAGACAGACAAAAACCTTACACCTGAGCTGCTCAAACTCTTCAACACCTACCAAGACAAGTATATCGTGGAGATGATGTCGCAGTAGACTAATATTACAAGCATATTCAAACCCTATTATAATCCCTTATGACACAAGCCGAACTCAAGAAAGCCCTTGAGGAGTGGAAGGAGCATTGTAAGCGCGTACAGTCCCAAACAGCTGTGGTCTATACGCGAGAGACAGCAGTCGAAAAAGACAAGCGTATCGCGCGCCTGCAGAAGGACTATGCAGCCTTTTGCGAGTACTACTTTCCCCACTTTTTGACCCTGCGCGACAAGACCACAGGGGAGGTGCTGCGCACCATCCACAACGCACCTTTCCACAATGCAGCTGCGAAAAAGGTAAAAGAAACACCCAACCTTAAGGCGGTCTTCAAATGGCCTCGCGGTCACGCCAAAAGCACCCACTTTGACATTTTTGTGCCTATTTGGATGATGATACAACCTCAACCCCTTATACATGTAATGGTGGTTGTCGGTAAGAGTGAGGATGCTGCTAAGACGTTGTTAGGTGACTTGCAAGCAGAGCTAGAGTATAACCAGCGATTGATAGCTGACTTCGGTCAATTCAAAAATGTTGGCTCATGGGAGGATGGTCAGTTTGTGACCCAAGGGGATATTGCCTTTTTTGCACGTGGTCGCGGACAATCTCCACGTGGTCTACGTTATAAGGAGTCACGCCCCGATTACATCGTCATTGACGACTTAGACGATGACGAGCTCTGCAAAAATCCACGACGTGTGCGTGAACTAACCGATTGGGTCAAGGAAGCATTGTTTGGCGCGCTCGATGTGGGGCGCGGTCGTTTTATCATGGTGGGTAACCTGATTTCAAAAACTTCTGTACTTGCCAATATAGCAGCTACTAAGAGTGTCCATGTCTCTGAGATTAAGGCAGTCGATAGAGACGGTAACCCCGTGTGGGCTGAAAAATGGACAAAAGAGGAAGCTGCGGAATATGCAGCCTTTGCAGGATATCGCTCATGGCAAAAGGAGATGATGCACAATCCAATCATGGAGGGGAGCATCTTCAAACAAGAGTGGATACAATTCAAGAAACTCCCCAAACTCGAAAAGTACGATGCGCTTGTGTGCTACACTGATCCATCCTTCAAATCGCGCGGTAATGACTTCAAAGCATCCCGCTTTTGGGGCAAGATTGGCAACGAGCTGCACCTTATCAACTGCTGGGTACGCCAAGATAGTGTCAATGCCATGGTGCGCTGGCTCTACGACCTCTATGAGAGTCTACCAGAGGGCGTGGCGGTGCAATTCCTCATGGAGGCTAACTTCATGCAGGACATCATACTAGACGAGTTCACGGCTGAGGGTGAAGTGCGTGGCTATCAACTCCCGATCATGGGTGATTACCGCAAGAAGCCCGACAAAATACAGCGCATTGAAGCCGTATCTCCACTGTGGGAGCGTGGTTTTGTGTGGTACAACGAGGCTTTGCGCGACAACATCGACATGCAGACAGGCATAGACCAGACGCTCGCTCTGGAGCGCGGTAGCTCTGCCCACGATGATGCGCCCGATGCTGACGAGGCTGCTATTTGGAAGCTCCAAAAGCACACCCGACAACAGCGGTATGAGCCTAAGATGGGGATGCGCCCATCGGCAAAAAACAAAGTATGGTAACTCTATATATAAGACGATATGTTTGTCACTCAAGAAGATTATAAGGTGGTCATTGGCGAAGCTGCTCTAGGCGTACTCTCACGCATTGAGCCTGCCAACATAGCCAACGCGGAAGCAGAAGCCAAAGAAGAAATATGCTCTTATCTCCGACCCAAATACGACTGCGAGGCTATCTATGCTGCAGAGGGGGAGGCACGCAATCGACTCATCGTGATGTACACGGTGGACGTTGCACTCTACCACCTATCCGCATCTACACAGCAGCGCATGGGAGCGGAGGTTCGTAAGGAGAGATATGAGCGCGCCATTAAGTGGCTAGAGGGGGTAGCAAGGGGCTTTATTATCCCCGACCTCCCTTTGGCTGGTAGTGGTAGTAACGGAGTAGATAATAGCCCATCGAGCTTCTCGTATGGTTGCGAAACTAAACAACATTATAGCTGGTAATTATGAGCTTAGTATCCAAATTTAAGGGCTGGTTTGCCCCACAAGAAGATAATGTATTACACACTGCTTATGGCACTTACAACCTCGCCAAGAGCAGTGACCGCGCTGCGCTAAAGCGCACCGTAGTGGAGATGCAACGACAGACAGATGCACTCACACGCAAGGACTTGCAAGATTGGCGGTCGGCTTGGCAGATGGCTATCAATGTAGATAACCCTAATCGCGCACGACTCTACGACTTATATCGAGATGTAGATGTAGACTTGCACCTATCGGGCTGCGTGGGACAGCGCACAGGATTTGTCCTCGCGCGCTCCTTTAAGCTAGAAAAGGCAGACGGCACGGCAGATGAGGAGGCTGTAAAGTTATTTGATGCCCCTTGGTTTAAGCAATTTATCACGCAAGCCTTGAGTAATATCTATTGGGGATATACTCTCATTGAGTTGGGAGATGTCATCGTTAACGAGGACGGCAAGCGGATGTACACAGAGACCAAAATTATACCTCGTAAGCACGTGCTGCCTGAGTTTGGCGTAGTGGTGCGCCAAGTGGGCGAGGACGCTAAGACTGGGGTTGATTACCGCGCGGACAACCTTCGCGATTGGTACATAGAAGTTGGTAGTGCTGATGACCTTGGACTCTATCTCAAGGCTGCCACACAGACTATTCCGAAAAAAAATGCCCTCGGCTTTTGGGACACCTTTAGCGAGATTTTTGGTATGCCCATGCGCATTGCCAAGACCACCACGCGTGACGACAAGGAGCGTGCCAAGATGGAAAAAATGATGGAGAGCATGGGTGCTGCCTTGTGGGCGGTAGTGCAAGAAGGTACAGAGATTGAGGTCGTGGAAAATAGCCGTGGCGATGCTTACAACGTCTATGACCGACGTATCGACCGCGCCAACTCTGAGCTATCTAAGCTCATCCTACAACAGACCATGACCATTGAGGACGGTAGCTCCCTCTCTCAGTCACAGACTCACCTTGAGGTGTTTAAGAATCTCATCGAGCAGGACTGCGACATGCTGCGCGACATCATCAACAATCGCCTCTTGCCACGCATGGTGCTGCATGGTTTCCCCGTGCAGGGTTTGTCCTTTGAGTGGGACTACTCTGTGGACTATACTCCTGAGCAACAAATCGCTTATGAGCAGATGGTACTCAACAATTATGAGGTTGATGGTTCGTACTTCGAGGAAAAATACGGTATGCCTGTAGGCGAACGTCGCAGTGGTGGTTTCACCCCCTTGGATGGCGGAGATAATGACGGCACGAACGACAAGAGTAAGGATAAGGATAAAGATGCCGACAAGGACAAAAAGGCGAAGAATCAGAAGTTGATGCAAGACTATTTTGCGCGCTTGAGCAAAGAGATGGAGCACAAATCTGCCGACAAGATAGATGCACGACGTCTTTGGCTCGAGACGCTTCAAGCACAAGCAAACACTCAGAAGCCTTTTTTCGACTAAGCCCCTCAGACTATGAGGGGCTGCATGCTCGGTATCGCGCGCTGCTCACCTGCGACCATGGAGAGGGACGTAGCTGTGGCTGCACTCACATCGAGATGGGACGCAAGGATATCCCTGAGACAGAGCGCGAAAAACTAAAGAAAAAGTTTAAGGGGATGATGCGCGCTCTCTACAGACAAGAGGGGGCGATGCTAGACGTGGAGGTTTTGCGTGAGAGTGAGGTATTAGATTTTATCGATGCTCACGCTGCTGTGCTTGATAGTACGTTTGACAAGGTTAAGATGAGTGATGGGATGCGCTTATCGCTCCAAAAAAGCGACTGGATTTTCTCTGGCATGAAGACCTTCCACGAACTCCACGAAGCCTTTCCATCCTTGCTTGATGAACACGGAGAAAGAAAGCCATTCGAACGCTTTTATAGTGACGTTAGAAAGGTGGACGAAACTTACAACCGCAACTACCTACGAGCGGAGTACAACTTTGCTACTGCCTCTGCTGAGATGGCTGCCAAGTGGGAACAATACGAAAGGGATGGGGATAGATACTACCTGCAATATCGCACGGTAGGAGATAGTCACGTCCGCGAAGAACACGCTGCCATTAATGGGACTACGTTACCCGTGTCACATCCCTTTTGGGACACGCATTATCCACCCAATGGATGGAATTGTCGCTGCTTAGTGGTGCAGGTGCGTAAGTCTTCACACGAGCAGACTTCCGAGGAGGAACTGTCTAAGCGCACCAAGGCTCTTGCTGAGCAGCAGGCAAAGAGTAAGGGCAAGAGTGAGATGTTTCGTTTTAATCCTGGAAAGCAACGCAAGGTGTTCCCCGACTACAATCCTTACACTATCAAGCGATGTAACGACTGCGATTTTGCTAGGGGGAAGTATTCACTTACTTTTATGCCAAGCAATGAAGCCTGCGCTGGATGCAAAATTTTGAGGGATTGCTTCAAGAAAGAAGGAAAGAGCCGAGCTGCCATAATCCAAAAACACTACCTCTACAAGATGCAGCGATTGAAAGGGAAAACGTACAACCTTGATGCAAATGGGAAAAATCTTCCTGTTATATTCGACAACAAGAGAAATCAGCATTTGTATCACGATGCGATTGCTGTCTCTAAAATACTACAGCGTGATGACCTTGAGTATCTAGACGAGCTATTAGCAAGGGCAAAATATTGTGGAGAATCTGACCTGACTCACAATAGAAAGGATAATTTCAAGTATTTCTACTATTTCGAAGCAGAGCTACATGGTGGAATTGTCCGAATAAACGTGGGTAAGATGCTAGACCCCGACACTAAGACTAAAAGAAAACGCTATAAATACATCGTCTATTCCATAAACGATAAAGAAAAAAAGAAGCGTAGAGGCTGATCTTAGGTCTATAAATGCCAGTTCACAATTCCTCTATGCTTCTTTATAACATTGCAAAGATAAACAAAACTCCGCTATCTGACAAATAGATAGCGGAGTTTTGTTGTCTTGACGTGATTTTTATTTCAAAATCGGGTGATTACAGTGTTCACAAGAGTTCCTTTAAAGTTTCGTCAATCGTTTTCATCTGTTCCTTGGTGAGGATGTAGGCGTATTCCTCACCGTCTTCGGGTGAGATGAGTGGCGTGAAAGAAATGCAGGGCACGACCTTGAAGATGCTCGGGAATTGCGGGCGGGTCATATCTTCATCTTCGCGCAGGTCGTCGATGGTGATTTCATTTTCTGGGCTTTTCGCTAAGAAGAGGTGGTGAATGACTTCGGTCTGGGCGCGCGAGATTTGATACTTTTCTGTCAGGTAATAGATTTGGGTTTCATCACGACCATTGTACTCCACAATATTCTCACCCCCGGCATCTTTAAAAGCTTTAATGAGTTCTTCACCGTACTTTTCGTTGCCGCGGAAGAAGCTCCCAATTTTAATTTCTTTTTTCATATCATTTAATTGTTAGGGATTATTTGACTCTTTCACTACAATGAACCTGAACTGCTCAATGTTCTCCAGCAACTCTTCGTGGTTGTGGTTGGTGTGGGTCGTGATAAGCTCCATGCCGTGGAAGTGCTCACCTCGTAACCCTCTAACAACGGAGCAAATGCGCTCTGACAACTCGAAGGCTGCAAAGTCGTCTGTGTCCTCACCTAGTGCCGTGCTACCCACCCAATCGGTGACGATGTGCAGCGACACCGTGCCTTCACCACGCATCGCATTGGGCTGTCCGCCAAGTCGCTGCCAATTGATTGCACCAAACTCAACAAACACTGCAGGACGAGACCATTGCTGCTCCTGCTCGATAAATTCCACGTTGTGATTCCACAAGTCTATGTGCTTGATTTCACCACCTAATGCTGTGCGCAATTGCTCTACAATGCGCTGGTAGATTTCTTTTCTGACCATATTCTAATGCTGTTATATTATAGTTCGTACTGTTTGAAAAACTCATCTAGACATTCATCGATAATACTTTCCACGATGCGCTCCACCTCAGGAGATGCGCCAATGAATTGTCGTTTGGGAATGGTGATGGTGCTACCTACTTTCATAAGTGCCATGCGCTTCCAAAATTCCGCTGTCGCGCCTAATTGTACATTTTGCTTATTCGCCCTCAGCTCGCCATTTTTTCGCCTGCCCATGCCCTTATTGGCTTCGTAGTACTTAGCCCAAAAAAAACGCTTCATCTTGGTTGTGACAACGATTTCTCCACCTTCGTTGTGAATAGCAGCATAGGGCAGCGTACTCTCCCAAGTGATCTTACCTGCACTTACCTTACCGCGGATGCTGCGACGGAGCGCACCACTGTCCACCAGCACATGTCGTCCTGCCTTAGAGGGATGCTTAGCGCGCGCCCATTTTTCCGAAAAAAAAGCCTGTCGCTCAAAGTTGCGGTCAAAAGCATCATCTAGTTCTACTCGCACATCTTGCAGGATATGACGGATTATTTCGCGGAAGTCTTTGTTTGTTGCCATAAGGGTAATCCTTGTTCGGGGGTATGCAGCAAAGCCGAAGAGGGCAATTTGTCCTCTTCGACTTGTCGGTTGATAATGTTGTTAAAGGTGCGCTCGCAGATGCAATACTTAGGATAGATGTGCCGTCGCCAAATCTCTCGGTTGGAGAGTCCGATACGACTCCACTCATCGTAGATAGCTTGTATCTCCAAGACACGCTTAATATAACTTCTTCCCTTTCGGTGCTGCATAATTGGTTGATGTTAGACGTTAGCTTCTCACACTTCCGTCACGCTTAAGGGGATGCTTTGCCAAGCTCCGTTGTCATCCTTTTTCTCAGCCCTGATGTACTGTTTGGTCACTGTGGGTTGGTAACTCTCCTCGATGATGCGTACACCTTCGCAGAATTTCTCGTCACCCACTTCATCTGCCATTTTACGGAGCTGGAGCACGCGAGATGCCTTGATTTGCCCTGTGGCATCGCGTGCCAATAGGCGGAGGACTGCCGATACAAGTGCTTTCGTGGTTTCATCTTTTGCCAAGCTCTCTATGTAGTTCTTGACCATCGTAATACCATCTTCCACGGTATCTCGGTAGCCGTCTACCGTGTGCACGCCTAGGATAATTCGGCATCGGCTGTCACTCGTCGTGAAGGTGTGGCTGCGTTGATTGTCCTTAGGTATGCCTATCACCTCACTCTTCATATCCAGTACCGTCGAAAAATCATTGTACACTTTTTCCTTGGTGGCTTTGATTTGTTGGCTGAGAGACTCAAGCTCTTCCACGGCTTTGATAACTTCGGCATCTACTAGTTCTGCATACTCTACGCGCGCTTGCTTGCGTGCTTCTTCTGCTGCCTTCTTTTCTTTTTCAGCGCGAAAGGCTTCAAATTCTGCGCGCTCTTCGGGGGTCATGGTTACTTGTTCCATTGTGGGGAGGTTATAAATTCGACAATATTGGTTTTACAGATGGATACGACCTCCGTCGAGGGGTCTTGTGATTCATGCAGCCCTTCTTCTTTGATAGTGGCATTTAGTCCACATTCTAGGTCTTCTCCCTCGACATACACTCTACGAGGGACTTTCTTGACTTTGCCTTTCTCGGTGAGTTGATATTCATGTAGAGTGACCTTGTAGATGGCTGGTGGTTCAGGATTCTGATAGCGGAGCGTTGTATTCTTTTGGCGTACGACACTCTCTATTTCTACCATTGCGTTGCTGCATTCTAGCCAGTTAGCAACCACGCCACCTGCACTCTCTTCGGGAGTATGCTCAACTAGGTATCTCTCACTCTTGGCGACGTTGCTGTTTCGCGCTTCATCTGAGCGCATTACTTTGGCGGTGACTAGACTTATCATAGGAGATAGGGATTAGGGTTAAAGGACTTGTAATACTTTTTCTTGACGTTGATACGCCCAATCGGCAAGACGTTCGTAAAACTTGGCACGCTGGGTCAAGGTGTGGTCTTGCATCTCGATGCGTATCTCTTCTTTGAGTTCTTCTAGATAATTTTTGAGGTCTTCTTCCATGGTGCTAGGAGGGGAGTTGTTGTGAGTTAATTGAGGGTTTATAGTAGAGCATCTTAACCTTTGGCTCTGTGCTCTGCGTTGGTCTTTTGTGGTCTATGGCGTGTAATTTTCGCGAGAGTGCCGTAAGTTCAGCGAGGCTAAGATAGCGAAAAGGCTTACCTGCGATGCGCGGTTGTAGGCAAAACTGGTCGACCACTTGCCAATCGTGAGTCTTGATGCCCATCTGCTGCATCTGTCGGAGTAGCGCGCTACGTCGTCTGCGGAGGTTATCACGGATGCCCATGCGCTCCTCGAGGAGAGAGCAAAGACTGTTATACTCTTGCTGGCTAAGCTCACGTAGTGAGGTTGTGCGCCCTTGACTTATCTCGCTGACTAGTTGGGCTTTTTGGTCGTCATCATCCCCATATTTGGGGAGCTTGGCGAACAGGCTGTAAAATCTTGAGTAGTTCATAATTTGGCAAATAGATTGTAGAGTGGGAGGGCAGGAGTCGAACCTGCGGTGCGAGCTTGCTAAAGATTTTTTGCACCTCCGTCGGCAGCTCTCTGCCGTTACACTCCCTTGAAAAGGTGGGGCGGACTATACTCACGTACCACGCGCCCCGATATCAACATAACAATTCAAAAACGTAATGTTTTATCGGTTTGTAAATAAGGACTGACTCTGTTCATCGCTCGACCACTCTACGGTGATGCGTGCTTGGAGCTGTCCTTTGCCTTGGCAGCGTTTGCAAGGGTATCGCTCTTCGTTAAAGGCTATGCCTCCGAGACTGCCAGTTCCGTTGCAGGTGGGGCAGACAAATCCTCGAGCTAGGTAATGTTCCTCGTGTCCGAGGTCGTAGCGTGTGGGGTGCAATGCTAGGCGTTGTACTAATTTACTCATTGTTGTAGGGGGGTATTGTTCTATTTTACTTGCCCTCTGTTCGGAACTTTAGCTTCACTTCGATGTCGAAATTTGTCATCTCTAGAGTGATGCTTGTCGCGTTTATCGGGGGCTTGGTATCTCGGATTAGGCAACAGATAAAAATCCGCGCTGCTTCTTGGAGGGGGAGGTCTTTTGCGACTTCCTTGACGGCTTCGTAGAGTTTCTCTTCGTAATCTTGTTTCATTGCTTTCTTTTTTTTTCGTGAGCTTACGAAAATGGTTTGTTTAGGGGGTTAATGGCTTCTCGGGTGTCGTGGATGTCCTGAAGGGCAATTCTGTACCGCACTTCTGCTTCGTCTACCATTGCTTTTGCTTCTTTCGTTATGGCTGATACCCTCTCTAGGTCGCCATTCATTTTGTCTATAATCTCTTTGGGTTCGTTGTTTCGTTTGGCTTCTTCTAGGAGGTTGCGGAAAAATCTTTCGGTCGTGTCGGATTCGTAACAAGCTCGAACCGCGATTCCTCTTCTTATTTCTGCGCGCTTTAGCTCATCCTCTAAAATCTTGATTGAACTCTTTCTCATTGCCTTTCTTCTTTTATGATATGTACTTTTAGACAGCCATGCCATTGTTGGATGCGTGCAGCAAAGATCACATCACTTGTTTCTATTACAGTGTGTCCTTTTGTCTTTGCTCTTCGCAGAGTGAGATTGCAAGCTAGGTTTCTCGCCAACCAATCCTCAAGCACATCAGTCACGCGGTCGTTGGGTAAGAGCATGAAGTAGATTTCTGGGGGCTTCTGATTACTCATCATTTTCTCCTCCTTCTAATCGTAAAATGCCCTCTTCCCACACGGGGTAATAACTACCTGTCTTGCCCGAGTAGCGACCTTGGCAAAAAGCCTTAAAGCCTGAGACGCGAACCTTCACGCCTGCTGCGTAACGCAATCGGATGGCTGGTTTACCGAGAGGTGCGCCTTTATCCTCCTGAGAGATGAAGATGAACGTCTTCTTGGGATAACGCTCTGTGAGGGCTATGGCTTGCGCGTACGTCCAGCCTGCGTATTGAAAGCTATCGATGATGACAAACCGAGCACTGCGCTGTTTGGACAATCGTTCAATGAGTTCTTCATAACTATCGGATGTGGCAACAGCAAACATTCTAGTTACTTCACTCATTTGATAGCGTTCGATGCGCTCTTTGAAACTCTGCGAAACACCTTCCTCAAGAGAGAGGTAGAGGACTTTTCCGTAGTTGCAGAGTTCGCGAGCAAGCTGCATCACAAAGCTACTCTTACCCGATGCACTTGCGCCTGTGATAAACCATGTTTCGCCAATGGCTGGACGTCCAAAGGCTTCTTCCCATTGACCTTCCCAAGGGAGAACCTCGTAACGTTTACGGATGATTTCTTCAGGACTGTAGAGTTTTCTGCTCATTGGATTTTTGGGGGTTAGGATGGTTGTAGTTTCAACTTTTCGATTTCGGTGTAGACTCTGCGTAGTCCGCCAGCGGTCTTGCGCACGATGCTGCCAATATCTGTGCCTTCGGGAGCGTTGACCATAGCCACCACTCGGGCTTGCTCGCGCAGGAATGCTTCTCGGTCGCGACCATCGTCGGGGGTAACTCGTGCGTAGCGGTCGCCATATCGGCTCAGCATCTCGGTGTATCCTACCTTTTGCGCATCAATGCTACGTGTTATTTTAGCGCGCAAGCCATCTGCACCCATCATGTACCACGCGCAGCAGCGTTCAGTAGCGTTCCATAGGGCTTTGAGTTCCAAAAAGGCTTCATATTGGAGGTCGCCTGCTTCATCAAGGATGATTAGAGGGCGGTCTATGCTGCGCAAGTAATACACAAGGTCATCGTAAACATCGGCATAGCGTCCGCGAGCGGTAACACCAAATTCAGCAGCAATGGTGCGAATCAGCTTGAGTTTGGTCTTCACCTGCGAGCAGTCTATGTAGACCGCATTGCGGTGACTTTTGACATAGTGGCGAGCTGTAAAGGTCTTGCCGATATTGGGCAGGTCACAGAGGATTCCGCTAAGGCTAGACAGTTGGCAGGCTTCTAATTGCGCGCTGACAAACTCAAATGTGGCAGTTTTGGCAGCCTTCCATTCTACTTCTCCGCGCAGGTTCACACCCAAACGTCGGGCGATGGTCACCCATGCACCATCACTCAGCACGCGCTCTGTCTGACCTTTTTTGACGGCACTATATACTGAGGTCGTCATACCCAAGGCTGCTGCGTGCTTCGCGTCTGAGGGGTAGTTGATGCGGTTGGCAGCAATAGCAGCCGTAATCTTTTGCTTTATCTCCGTTGTAATCATGTTCTAATGCTGTTATAAGTGGGTCTCTGTAATCTGTTATAAGCTCTCCAATGCTCGTGCGCGGTAGTCCGTCGCTGGCGGAGGGAGGAAGTAGTCGCCT